TCAACAGTACATGACCCCAGAAGAATATATTTCTATTCTCGACACCCCAATTCCACAAGAAGATTATAAGGGGCCGGAAGATGACATCATCCCCGGAGCCGATCCTACTGCTGTGTCTTCACAAGAGAAACAACAGAAGGTACAGGCTGTCATGCAACTATTAAGTCTTGGTACTATTAATCCGATGGCTGCTACCCTTATGTACCTCGAGGCACATGAGATTCCAGAAGCTGAGATTAAAAAACTTGCAATGCAACCACAACCAAAGACAGATCCAAAAGTAGAAGCTCTACAAGCAAAAGCTCAGATTGACCAGCAAAAAGCTCAGAATGATATTATGATGTCTCGTGAGAAATTGCGTATGGATCAAATGACTAAAGAACAAGAGATGCAACACAAAGCAACTCTACAACGTATGGAGCTTGAGGGTAAGCAACGAGAAGCTATCCTAAAAGGACGTGCTGCACATCTTGATATGCAAGTATCTGCTGCTCAAAATAGCCAACAGTTACAACATCAGCAACAACAAAATCAGATGAAGATTGCAACTCAACATGCAAGTCATCAACAACAAATGCAACAACAACAAGAATCTAATAAACTATCTCTAAAGAAGAGGACACAACCTAATGACAGTAATAAGCAAAAGTGATTTTGATAACTGGAAATTAGATCCAGTAACTAAAGCATTTTTCCAAGCCGCACAAGAACGTATTGAAGAGGCTAAAGATGTATTATCAGTAGAGGCGGGTTTAAATCCAATTCAGGATAATACATTACGAGGTCTCATTCAAGCTTATCGAGAGATTCAAGATTTTCGTGTAGAGGATATTGAGGAGGTACAAGAATGATTAGAATTCTTCTCCACCATATTCTTGTTAAACTAGAGGATGCTACCGAGGCAGATGAAACATATCGTCGTGCTAAGGCAATTGGCATCCATCTTGAATTAGATAAGCGAGAGCAACAGGCAGTCGAGTATGGCACTGTAATTCAGATTGGACCCACTGCTTTTAAAGATCTGGGTGGTAGCCCTGATCTTGTTAAAGTTGGTGATCGAGTATCTCTTACCAAATATTCTGGTAAGCGTATTGTAGATTCAGATGGTGTAGAGTATTTACTCTTTAACGATTCTGATATTTTAGCAGTTATTGAATAAGGACATTAGAATGGACCAAGAACTCCAAGTAACTACCCCAGAGGTAGATGCTGTAACAACTCAAGAACAAGTCACACCAGAACAATCCCAACAACAAACGTTTTCTGATCCTTATGAGGATCAAGCTAGAGAACAAGGTTGGCGTCCTAAAGAAGAATATGAGGGTGATCCTGAAAAATGGAGACCAGCAAAGGAATTCGTAGAACGTGGAGAACTCTTCGGTAAGATTGATCACATGGGTAAAGAGCTTAAGGAAACACGTAAAGCTCTTAAGATGTTACAGGAACATCATTCTAAAGTCAAAGAAACTGAATACAATAATGCGCTCAGAGAACTAAAAGCATTACAAAAGAAACATCTAGAAGAAGGCAACTCGGATGGTTATCTAGAAGCCACTGAACTTCTAACAGATCTCAAGGCTGAACAGAAGGCACGTGAGGTTGTGGTACAGAATCAACCAAACCAACCTGATCCTCGTTTTATCGCTTGGACCCAGGAAAATAAATGGTATCAGACTAATGTGGATATGCGTGAGTATGCTGATACAGTTGGTATGGGTTATGCTAGTCGTAACCCCGGCGTTGATCCTGAAGATGTTCTTAAGTATGTTGCTAAAGAAGTTAAGGCTCGATTTAAAGATAGTTTTGTAAATCCAAATCGAAACAAACCTAATAGCGTAGAAGGTGCTAGTACACCAGCCGCTAATAAGAGTTCTTTTGAACTCACGGACGATGAACGCCGAGTCATGAACTCATTTATGCGTGCTGGTATCATTGGTTCAAACGGTATGACAAAAGAAGAATATATTTCACAAGTAAAAGCCACTAGAGGGGTAAAGTAATATGAGTCGAGTTTCTGCAGACAAGCGTGTAACACGTAAGAGTCTCTTTCAACGTGGTCCCCAAGCCATCTCTGGCGAGAAAGACCCAAACTATGTCTACCGGTTTGTTAATGACACTGGTAGTCGTATCCATAATTTCCAAGCCGCAGGCTATGAGTTTGTCTCAGATGCTGATATGAAGGTTGGAGATTCTCGTGTGTTTGATCCTAGTGACAACTCCTCTAATAAACGTGTTATTAGTAATGATGGTACAACCTCATACTTGATGCGAATTAAGAAGGAATTTTACGACGAGGACCAAGCTGCAAAGGCTGCTCTAAATGATGAAACAGAGCAAGCTATGAAACGAGATGCTACTCAAGATCGTTACGGTTCTCTTAAAATTTCCTAATGTTACTTGGGTTGTGTCTATTAATTTAAAGGAATTTAAATGGCAAACACCTCCCGCATTGCTGGCTTCAAGCCTGTAAAGCATCTAAATGGCTCGCCCTACAATGGTCAAGCTAATATCTATGAAGTACCTGCTGGTGAAGCTGTACCAGTCTTCGTCGGTGATCTAGTTAAACTATCTGACTCTGCTGCTACTGCTGGTTTCCCAGCCGTTGAAGCCGCTGTTGCTGCTTCTTCACAAGTAGTATCAGTTCCAGTTGTTGGTGCTGTTGTTGGTATTATCAATGCCAAGCTAGACCCAGTTGATGGTTCTATGACCGCAGGTTCTATTGCGCTAGACACTCCTGTCTATCGTGCTGCTTCCACTAAACAGTATGTACTAGTTGCTGATTCTCCAGACCTCATTTTTGAAGCTGAAGCTGACGCTGCTGTTGCTTACGCCTCTGTTGGTCTAAACGCTGACATCGGTGCAAGTGCTCATACCAATCCACTACTCACTGGTGCTTCACCAATGTATGTGTATTCAACTACTGCTCCATCTGCATCTGCTACCCGCCCACTACAAATTGTGGGTATCGTTAAGCGCCCAGATAATGAAGCTGCCGCTGCCTATAACAAGGTACTGGTCAAAATCACTACCCATGCATATGGCAATGCCATTGCTGGCGTTTAATTGAAAGGATAGAATATGTCTGGTGTTATTACTTCTAGCTCGTTTGCTAAGCTACTCTGGCCCGGTCTCAACTCTGTATACGGTAAGGAATATGCCGATTACGCCGTTGAGTGGGATAAGCTCTTTGAGAAGAATTCTTCTGATAAGGCTTACGAAGAAGACCTCGGTCTAAGCTCTTTTGGTCTTGCCTCAGTTAAGTCTGAAGGCGCTCCAATCACTTATGATACTGAACGTCAAGGCTTCACCTCACGTTACAACCATGTTGTGTATGCACTTGGTTTTATCGTTACTCGTGAAATCTTTGAAGATGATCAGTATGGTAAGGTTGGTGCTCAGAAGGCTAAGGCTCTTGCTCGCTCTATGCGTCAAACCAAGGAAATCGTCGGTGCTAATATCTACAACCGCGCTTTCGACTCTACCTACAAGGGTGGTGATGGTGTTGAACTAATCTCCGCTTCTCACCTTAACGTTGCTGGTGGTACTTTCTCTAACAAGATTGCTACTGCTTCCGACCTAAGCGAAGCTGCTCTAGAACAAGCTGTTATCGACATTGCTGGTTTCCGTGATGATCGTGGTCTACTCATTGCTGCAAAGCCTGAGAAACTCGTCATTCCTTACCAACAACAATTTGAGGCTGCTCGTATTCTTGGTTCTGATGGTCGCGTTGGTACTGATCTAAATGATCCTAACGTTCTCAAGCAGAAGGGTCTCTTCTCCAATGTTGTTACCAATCACTATCTAACTGACAGCGATGCTTGGTTCATTCTAACTAATGTTAAGGATGGTCTAAAGTACTTCGAGCGTCGAGGTGATCAGTTCGAGATGGATAACGACTTTGATACTGAGAATGCCAAGTTCAAGGCAACTGCTCGTTACTCCTTTGGTTGGTCTGACCCACGCGCAATCTACGGCTCTGCTGGCGCTTAATAGGAGACTGATATGGCAGTAGGTATTGTTGGTCCCGCTGGTGTAACTATTACTACACCAAGCGCCCGCGACCCATATGTAAAACTAGGTATCCTAGAAGTAGCAGATGGTTCAACCGGGTTTGCCGCTTTCGTTCTCCCTAAAGATGCAGTTGTTGTTGGTGTCTATACTATCTGTACTGGTGCTAATACCACACAGACTGTTAACGTTGGTTTTACCAACGGTGGTACTGATCTACTGAATGCCTTTGCTCCTAACTCCACCGGCTATGCGGCTGGTGGTGCCCAGACAGGTACACAAGTAGGTGTAAAGCAAACTGCAGATAAGGTTGTTTATCTGAAAGCTAGTGCAACGCTAACCACTCCGGTTATCGTTAAGGTGGAATATGTTATTCCCCCACAAGGTCAGCCCCTCTAACGGTTGACTCCCATAGATGGGGAGGTTCTGTAAAAGGTTCCTCCCCATTTT